GGTGGCGAAGGAAACACCACCGAAATATCGAGACCGTTTTCTAAGGTTAGGCTAATAGACATCTTCTATCTCGCCATCCTTAATAATATCATACACCACTATCTCGCCCATAGTGCTAGCAAGAGCGGTGTCGTCTTTAATTAGTCGAAGCTGGACATATGCAGGTCCGGCCTTACAAGACAGAGTTTGCTCTTGCGTAAGTGTAAATATAAGCGTAGAAGTTTCACCGTAAGTTGCGGTCATCTGTGAATTATCGGCAGTGAAATAAGGCGTATGTACTTTTTTGCCAATGGAGAGGTAACAGGTGTAACCCTCCAGATTCATCGGCACCGTCACGGGGATACTTGGAGTAGTTCCTCGCGTGATGCCTACGTTCTCATCTGCCATCAGTTAACTCCTGTTCCTCAAAACACTACATTCCGAGCATCCGCCTTACTTGGTTAATATCCATGTTTTGGAATTGATTGTAGTCAAGACCGCGCTCTTGAAATGCTTGCTGCGGATTTTGACCCCTCATAGAGTCAGCGAATGCACGAAATTGCGGATTTGATTGATAGAGCTTGTTAAATATCATTCGTTGCATAAAGTTAGCGGGTCCGCCCGGCTGTTGCGGATTGCTGGGTGCCGGACCTTGAGGCATTGGGGTCTGCCTGCGAAGTGGGCTGGGCATTGGTCAACATCTCCTTAAGTTCGTCAAACTCGGCTCGAGTAATATAATCACCCTGCTGACCTAAGCCACCACCCATAGGCATCATGTTCTGCTTCATAAGAGGCGACAGATGCTGGGGCATTTCCTCCGAGACTTCCTCGAAATGATACACATGAATATCGTTGCAATTACCCTGCTGGTCAAAGCCAACTACGTACATCATGGGCTGGTCTTCGTCAAACACTGCCTTGCGAGAATTCGGCATACCGCGAAGATTCTTAGCACCTTCGATGCCCATTACAAAGCAGAGGTCATTATCCACGCCCTGAGGGTAACCCATACCAGCATTTGCCTGAGAATATCCGTTCATCTGGCCGAGGTTACCCTGAGGGTAGCCAGCGTTGTAGCCCATAGGCATTCGAGAAGCCTGAGGGTAGCCGGTTTGGCCATTTCCAGGCCACATGTTTGGGTTTGAACCGTAATAAGGCATATCATCTTCCTTTTCTTCGACTGGAGGCCGGAGAATATAATCCCATTCCTTGTCAAACGTCGTTACCGGGTGCTTCTCAATCTCATGACCTGTTTGGTCACCGGCTTCTCCGACGTAGCCACCCGTCTCGCTCCCAGTAGCACCGACGCTTTCTCCATTTCCTACATAAACTTCGGCATGGAGTGCAAGGTTTAGGAGAATATCTCCGACCTCTAAGTCACTAATCCCAACATTCGCAAACGGCAAGATTTGGAAGCCAGCTTTCTCAAAGTCTTTCAGCATAGTTCCTGTAAACCTCACTTTGTCTCCTCCTGCGCCAACAGGATAGCCAGCTTCATTCGCCAAAAAGTACACCAAAGACGAGCAGTCATAGTCGGGTCCCCATCTACCAGACGGAGGCTTCTGAGAATATCCGTGAGAGTCGTCTTTGGCATACTTTAAAACTAAGTCGACGAAGTAATCTCGTCTAGACACGTTTGACAAGCGTTAGTTTGCCAAGTGCGATGTATCGTTTCTTGCCAGATGAGGCGCCGGTATAGCGTCCCCAAATATAATCGTCGGCGACATACGCAACATCGTCGATAATAACTTTGTCGCCTCGAGTATACCGGGTGTCTTTAAGAATAGTACCCTTAAGACTTGGGGACTCGCGAATGTTTAGCGTGTCTGTGGTAACTTCATAAGTTCCGCCAATACTAGTCATCTTAACCACGCTTCCAGAAGACTTCGAAGAATCTGAAGAAGTTTTAGAGGAAGGAGCGCCAGTATAGGGTGGCCTAATGCAGTAACGAACCAGATTGAGAGAACGCACACGACGATGAACTCCGTTGCCAGCGTACTGACTGCCCCAATCAGTTCCGGATGTGTTTCCTTCAATCGTTTGAATATAGCCATTGCCGAGGTTCTTCTCTACGAATCCGATATGGTCGGTTGCAAGAGTGTTCATATTCCAGTCAAATATCACAATGTCGCCTGGTTTGGCGTTGTTCTTATTGACTCCGTACTTCTTAGCCTTAGACCATGCTAAGTCAGTGTTATAGGTTGGGAATCCGTCGCACTTCTGCCCAGCCTTATCGAGGCACCAACTGATGAACAGGCAGCACCACCAAATCGAGGTAGACGGACCGGCAAGCCAAGACTCATTCCACTTCTTGGCAAGCCAACGACCATACTTTGAACCTGGCTCGGGATCTGTTGGAGCGTAATATCCAATTTCCTTGGCAGCAATGCTAAGAACGGTATTAGCGGTCGCCATCTTTACCTCCTAGCACATCTGGCCAAATATCCAGATCAAACACTTGTTGAGTGTCTTGGCCGTAGAACGTATAGTACTCAATCGGACGAGCCTCGTAGTCGTCAACAATCTCTGTGCTATTGGCTGGATCCGGCAGAACTACGCTAACTGGAATTTTGCAATCGACTTCCATAGTTAGCCTTTCTCTATGAAGTAAGTAAGATGTAAAATATAAATCCGAATTCTAGAAAAGACAGCAAAATCGCGAGAAACACAAGAACCGCGATACGCGTATCCTGTTTGGCTCTATAAATATCTTCCGGCGATGGATATGGCATTATATATCGTCCGTCCTCACCCACAGGACGTGCACGTTGAGATTCGGCTTGCGTGCCGTGGTGCCAGTGTTGTGCGCAACGTACTCGATACCGACGTCACTATCTGAGGCTCTGGTGATACGGCAGCGAGCCATCGTAATCTCGCCGTAGTTGCACGCCCATCCGACAATGCCGAGCGGGTACCAGCCGACACTGTGGGTGCCGACGGCGGTCGCGGTGCTGGTCGAGCCGCCAGCAGCGATGGTGACGGTGCCCTCCATGAGCTGAACGGTCGACACATCGAATGCTGTGCTGATGCTCCCCTTGAGGTTTCCCTGGATATTCACTTCGCTTCCTGCGAAGGTGGCGACGGTCTTCTCGTTGCTCTTTCCAGCATTGAGCGTCTTGAACTCCAGGAACCCGAGACTCCCTATCTCGTCCGGTGCCGTGTGCCGTATGTCGCTGACATAGATGGGGTCGCTGCTCGTACCCTGCACGTCGTACTCGAGCTTGAGCAGCCCGCCGAGGAATTCCGCGAAGGTCGCGCCGATTTTGGCTGAGTAGCCGTCCGTCTTTTCCTCGTTGTAGACCTCTAGGCCAGAATCATCCAACTTTACGTAGTTGCCGCTCGCCACGCTGCCAAGCTGGATGATCTCGCCGATGATGGCGCGGATGTGCTCTGAGGTGTTGCCAAGGCCGTCCCAGACGGTCAGCACGCGTGCGCCGTTCTCGGTCGTGAGGGTCAAGAGGTTGTTTAGGCCGTCGCGAAAGAGCTGGCCAACCGAATTAATCAAAACATTCGCTCCAGTATGATTAGCATCCCAATCTTCTTGCGTTTCCTCGGTAACATGAATGCCGTTGTCGTCTGTAAAGAAGTGCTGGTTTGTCGCTTCGGCAACCGCTTGAGCAGCATTGGCAGTAGCTTGCGCTGCCTGAGCATTGTTAGCAGCATTTACCGCCGTAGCTTTGACCCTGTCAACCGTTCCAGCGGTTCCAAGAGCAAAAGGAGTCATACCATGCCCAGATTCGCCAGTTAACATAATTGTAGCTACGTCGCCGTCCTCAAGACCACCAAGCGCGTCAACCTCAACATACTGATCGTCGTCTTCCGAGAACATCATCCCATCGATTGACACAAGAACTTTGCCGTCCTCGGATGTTCCTGACACTTCTCCCGAAATCACATGAACGTTGGTTGGATCCGCCGTATTCGACGAATCTTCAGATGTAAGACCCGCTAAGTATGCGGCCGCTTCATGCTTTAACATTATACCTCCTTAAACGACAATTCTTGAGTCATCGTTTCGAAATTGGTGTTTACACCAGTTATTAAAACTTTATGACTTTCTATGCCAACAGTGCCCCTTGCGCTAGGAAGCACAAAGTCATAAATCTCTCCAGCGTGGTAATTCTTAAACACGCTAGGCATATTCCAACTAATACCCACGTCCAGAGAATCTTTCCAATTCTTTTCAGCAATTGAATTTAATTCCGCAACAGTTGGGTTTTCGCTTGAGCCGTTGTACGAGTCGACTTTAGCCTTAAGCCATCCACGCGAAGCTAAGGACGTAAAATGGGAAGACGGAGCGTCATAAGCTCCGACAATAACTTGCTGACTAGACTTTCCGTCAGAGGTGACAGTCTTAGTGGCAGTCACTATAGCACGCCCCGGAGCTTCCCATTTTGAAGAACTTTTACCAAGAGGATAAAGAGACAAACCTTTGGCATCGTGCACGTCTAAAAAACCGCTAGATGCGCGTTTTGAAGGAGCCGTATACTTACTCAAAGCGATTCGGCCATGACCATCCACGTCCATTCGGTTATAACCAGAGGATAGCTCGAACAAAACCGTACTCAACGCAGAGCCGACTTCATAAATTATGTTTGAACCAAAGTTATGATCGACGGCGTCTTTATGCGTATGCTGCATTTTTGTGTTGACGTCGAGAATTTTACACCAGGCATTAATCAGAGTGGCGCCTTTGCCGATGATGATTGGAGATTTAATCTTATGGTCGAGAAGACCCCAGATAGTGCCCTCTATCGAATAAGTGCGCTTCGTCATTCCGTTTTCGACGTTCTCATCAATATCCGACACATAGCCGGTCATCATCTCTTCCGACCAATCGCGATCGGGTATCGAAAGAGTTATTCGAAGACGAGCGTTTTCTCGGTATCCGTCGGATTCTCCTTCGGCAACAACTGTAGTAACTTTTCCCTGAACTCGACTATCGGAATAGTAGTTCTCGGAAATAGTCAAACCACTCAGAAGAACACCTTGCAAAACGCCAAACGTCTCGTCTACGTTTACCTGACTAACGACACTAACTTCAACGTGATAAGAATATCCAGTGTCAGTCCAGTCCATATTAGTCCTCCACTATGTTCTGAGTAACCGACACATCTGTGTAGTAAAGCTCGTTCTTAGACACGTCAACCGACTGAACCGCCACTTGGTACCTATCCCCATAGGGCGTCCTGTAAACAGGATGAATGCCCTTTCCAGCTAATCGAACAAGCGAAGAAATATAAGAGATCCCAAGGTGTCCAGGAAGCGGGCCTGCCGTCTGATAGTTCGCATCAGAATCAACAATAACGCCGCTGACGCTTAAATCGCCAGAGACGGTGATGCCGGAGAATCCAACTTGCCAATATCGGCCTGCCGGAGACTGAAGATTGAGACCGTTGCTAAATGTCCTAGTCTGACTAAGAGGCCCATCGTTGTTTGCCAGCAGTGTTGCGTAGTTATACGTGTCGCTTTCTTTCCAGGTCCATATCGAAGCAAGAGATTCGGCCAGAACAGTCGTTTCTCCGTAGACATAGTCTGTCGAAGCATTTTTACCATAAATATAAACGTTTACGGTTTTGTTGAGAGGCGGGTCCAACACCCAAGACGCAACATTATCAGAATGCTGTCGGAGCGGAATCTTTACAAACTTAGAACCGTCAATATCAACAACTTCCATGATGCAACAGTCGGATTCGTGATACGCAGCATCGATTTGCACTCGTCCGGAACCGTCGTTGTAATACGTCTTGGAAATATCAATCGTCGGAGATACGCTGTCATACACAAACGTCTTTGTGAATGTTCCGTTCTGCTGTATACCATCCTGCAGAAGTATCTGGTACTCCACCGTCAAGTTCTCATTATTCCTAGGAAGTCTATAAAGCTTCTTACCCAGAACGTGATTTACAGTCATACTAGAAACACTCGACCAGTCGCCGATTGGGATGTCATCATTACCAACAACACGAGCTCGCATCCATTTAACCGGAGTATTTAGACTGTTTGTGAGCTGAGTAGTAATCCCAACAGAGTTTCCACCAACGTACAAAGATGTGGACTTGAGATTAACCGTTGGGTTTTGCCTAAGTCTCACTGTCGTACGCCTAGCATTGCTATGCGCCGTGAATCCGCCGCTATAGTTTTTAGAAAACGTCCTGACTTCAATGATAAGATCCACAGCAACGGCTTGGTTCTTATAAGTAGTCATTTGGGTGTTATAAGTTGCTAAAGCTGCGTCGTATGCAGCCCATCCATCAGGATCAGCCGTTCTGGACTGACGCGGTTTAGTCGGAGCAACAGGAGCAATCTGAGACTTCCTAAGAGTAAACTTACGAGTTTTTGAAGGGATAGACAAGGATGCTATACCTTTAACCGACGGATTCGAGTTGCTAATGTCATACCTTCCAATAGCACACCATCCATCTCGAGCGGTCGAATTACTCTTAATGTTCATCCACTTGCTGTCGCTATACTTCGTGCATGCGATGTCGTGGTATTTACGAACCAAGTATCGAGCTTGAAAATACGTCTGACCAGAAGCGAAAGTTAAACTTGGAACAGTAATACTTCCGCCTTCAGAACAAGTGAACAAGGTTTCTCGAATTGCGCCCGGTGCAGAAAGCTTCTTGCCCAGAATCTCTGACGGAACAAAGCCGAATCGCTGAGAAACTTTCTTATTTCTAGTGTAAAGCTGAATGTTCGTCTTGGCTTTCTTTCCGCCACCCTTGCAATCAAGATAGAAATTGTTACCAAGGGACGAATGAATCTCGTATGAAGGAATCCTATGCTTGTTCATGTCCTTCATCGTGCCTAATTGCTCAGGCAAGAACGTCTGAGAAGTCCCATTAGTCTTCTTATTTTGAATGACGTTAGCACCCCTGGACGCCGTCCCGCCCTTAACGTCCATATACTTTCCGGACAAGGCGTTCACAAAGCGAACTATGGACGTATCTTCATTCACATCAGCTCGCCAAACCTGAGAAAGGTCATCCTCGTTGTAAGCAACAACCTCGACATTTGCATTGTTTGCCGTGGACTTACCAGAAACTCCGATGCACATTTTAGGAGCAGCTGCGAGGACGATTCGATAAGTTCCGTCGGTCTTGAGCACCGATACAGGGACAAATATCCACTGCTGGTATGTAGAGCTAGAACTGGTTTGAACTTCAATGTTGGCATTATTGGAAGAGGAATTACCCTTAACACCCATCGCCAACGACTTCAGCTTAGACTTAATGGTGTACTTCGGATAAGCCGTACCCTTATAGGTATAGGTTCCGCTGACGGAAGCAATGGTCCATCGTTGGGCATCCTTGTTCGTATCGCTATACTGAAATACGTTTGTACCCGCGGATGGACCATTGTTCCCCGCATCAACCGCCAAGACCATTCCACTAAGAACGCAAGTGATTTGCCATCCTGTGGAGGTTTTAGCCAGAGTCCATATCTGACCATCGGAGTGATTTGCCGTATACTGAATTACGTTGGCTTTTGCTTTATCGCTCTCGCCAACAACATCCAAGGCTTTTGACGAGCCAACCGAAATGATTAAGTACGCACCCTCAGCAGGCGTCGCCATAATTATCTCCTTTACTGATACATTCGACGAGCGCTGGCCACTTCACCGGCCAAATATCCCATAAGCTGGCCGCCGTCGATTTCAACATGGACTCCGGATTGGATTAAAGCGTTTGCAACCGACGCACCAAGAAGGTTATAATCGATCGCGTTGTTCGACATAGCATCGACCATTTGCTGATTGAGCTCATTTGCGTCGGAAATCTTAGCGGAAAGCTCTCCCGCATAATTGAGGTTGCCGACGGAAAGATCATTGAAACTAGTTCCAAGAGCAGCACGAAGACGTCCTATGCCGGAATTAAAACTCGTCGCGTTGATTACCGGAGTAATCTCGGGACTATAATCAGTGTCAAGAATGTCTTCGATGTCGATGGAAAGGTTATCCAAAACATTCTCAAATGCATCTGGAATCGAACCAGCCAAATCGGCTCCAGCTTTTGCCGCATCTCCAGTTCCTTGACGAATACCAATTGCAAAGCCCTCAGAAACATAATTACCAATGCGCATGAACACGCGCGAAGGTGATTTAACCTCGGCCTTGTTCCTGGCTGCTCTAATCGCCGCGGCCGCCATGTTTGCGGCAGCGTTGATTGCCTTATAAGCTCCTCCAGAAATACCCCTGGCGAAGCCCGACGCAAGGTTAGAACCAGTGTTATAAAGAGAATGACCGCTGGCTCCAGAAGAAGCCGCAGAAGCAAGTGCGGAACCTGCACTACGAGTCTGACCAACGCCAGCACGCAAAGCACCGACCATGCCATTTGTTGCATTTTTAGCAACCTTAGTCATGTTTTTGCCCATGACTTCAACAGCTTTGATGGCAGTGGTGTTAAGAGCTGCGGCAGACTTATTCACATTTTGAGTTCCGCTCGAAAGACCCTTAGCTAATGCGAGAACGCCATTTACGCCCTTTGTTGCGGCATTAGTTGCAAGAGAATCCATGCCGCTTACAGCACTGTTGCCGACTTGAGCGCCGGTTTCCTCAGCTATTCCAAAATAGCTTGCGACTTTTCCTATGAAACCGGTCAATGCTTCTCCGCCTTTTTGCACGGCTCCGCCGACAAAGTTGCCGAGACCGTTGATGACTGTGGTGCCTAAATTCGCCGCACCTTCAGCAAGAGCGGATAATAAAGTTCCATCAGTAATACCATTTATAAGTCCTTGAAGAACATTATTACCTATTTCAGCCATAACTGTAGAAGGCGACTGAATGCCAAAGAATGACTTAATACCACCGGCAATTGCATCAAATATCTGTCCAGGAATTGCTTTTAGACTCTGCCAAGCGGCGCCTTTTATTCCCTCGATGATACCAAGAGTAATGTTGGTTCCCTTGTCTTTAATCTTCTCAGTGTCGATACCATCAATAAATGAATTTAATGCCTCCGAAGCTTTATCTCCAAGCTTGCTTGGAAGGTCTGATAATCCAGAAAGGAACTCCTGACCACTATCCTCACCCATACCAAGCATTTCACCAAGTTTGTTAGCGACGCCGTTTATAAAGCCTTCGATTGAGAACTCGCCAATTTCTTCGGTAGCTTCCGACGGCGAATGCGATATTAATCCGTTTTGACCAGTGAGGCCTTCCAAAAACGTTTGAGCCATTTCGATGCCGGACTGAATAATAGAACCCAAACCGCTTGCGATTCCTCCAAGAAAACCGGTGATTACATTTGCACCGGCTTCTCCGATAGACCGACCAAAAGTAACCATACCATCTTCGAATTTCTTAAAATCTATTGCGTTTATCGCCGAAGATAAGAACATCAATGACGCAGCAATAACCGTTATTCCTGCGGCAAGTACAAATAGTCCAACACCACCGTATGTTCCCACCAAGGACATTCCGACAATTGCTAAAACGATTCTTTCGAGAGCTTTTACAGCAGACTCAACCGCATTCAAATCTTGATGAGCAACGAACGACAAAGCCACAACAATAGCACTCATCATCGCTATAGGGACCATAAGCAACGTAAGTCCTACAGCTGCGCCCACAATCCCCAACAAATTTACCGTAACAAAAGCGAAGAATGCAACAATAGCTCCAAAAAGAATGGATATGTTTCTTACAACCGCGAACCCTTGCTTAACTTCGTTCTCTTTTATTTTACCAAGCACATATATCGGCAAAGTCGACAATGTAATAGCCGCTACCATTGGAATCATAGCTAATGAAGCTAACAGTGCACCCTTGCCGTTTAGAACCAACAAACTAAGGAAGCCTTCAACAAGAGAATAAAAGAACATCATCCACTTTAATCGATCGTATCCTGTTTCCGCGACATCTGTTGGAATTGCCCAAAGAGCAACGATGGGGACTATGGAAAGTGTTATGACAGCAACGAGTCCTCCGATAGCTGCCACAGCAGCAATCATGGATCCGCCACTTGCTTGGCTAATACCATTTACAAGACTCAAAAACGCGGCCGCTTCTACAAAGAAAAGGCCGAGATCCTTCAGTCGAGATGTTCCAACAATAAACCATTTGCCAGGCATTACTCCCAAAAGAACAATAGTTCCGAGCGACAATCCGATAGTGGCGGTAAGCGCAAGCATGGTGGCAGCAACGCCACTAAGATTCCCAAAGGATGAGAATGCCAACAATATCGCCATCGCCTCGACTAGTAATGTTAGAACCAGCTTAAAGTTGTTCATACCAACGACAATGTTTGGATCGGCCGACATCTTTGTGAATAAGAAAATAGCACCAGCCATTCCGAGCATGCCAACGCCAAGACCAGCCATTGCCATTCCAACACCGGTCAAGTCCAGTTTGGCCATTCCAGAGAACCACGACGCCAAGAACGTCAAACCCGCAGAAAGAGCCATAAGTTTAAGTAAAGCTTCTCCAGCACGTTCCAAATCATCCGCAGGAACCTTGGATAAAACAAACAAAGCCGCTGCAAGAATCAAAAGTCCTTCAGCAACCTGCCTAAAGGACTTGGACATGGCTTGCTTCTTTGTAAATGGGCTGAAAGATTTTCCAAATTCTTTTAAGGATTTTGAAATCTCAATCATACCCTCTTTTAAACTTCCAGCAGCATCTTTACCAAAGGTTTTCGCAAAGCCGCCCATTCCTCCAGAAATAGCTTCCGGAAGTTTCGAAAAGAGCTCACCAAGACCTTGTCCTTCTGCGGCAAGACCTTTATTAAAGGCAGTCAAAGATCCTAAGAATTTCCATCCAGAAAATGCAAATCCGATTGTCCCTAATGTTTTGGCAACACCGGATATCTGAGTAACAATCTCTTCTATTTTATCCCCAGGAAACTTATCCAGTATTTTACTGAATCCGTCGACCATATCGCCGATTGGAGTAGTGAAATCGGGAAGAACAATTTTGAAATCTGAAAAATCGAACATTCCGACTAACGACGATTTAAGACTTCCCTTGTCAAAACCAGTTCCGCTGGCCAATAGATTAGAAAATCCGGTTACGATTTTCTCTTTAACGTTCCCAAAGAATGTCGATAAAGTACCACTAATATCGATACTAGAAAGCGAATCGAAAATGCCACCCCAGAAAGTCTTCTGATTCTCTTTAAACTCTTCTGCGGTGTTACTTAGGTTCTTAGCGCCTTCACTAGCGGCTTGGCTCGCGTTTCCAAACAGAGAAGACACCATCGAAGGCACTTTCTGAAGCTGGTCAAGAATGAACGAAAATCCCTGCGCAATAGTTCCACCAAAACCACTGGCAGTAGATGCTATATTATGCACCCACGTCGATAAGGCGTTATATGCATCTCCAAAAACTTTCTGAATATTTTGACCAAGGCTGTTTCCGTTACTACCAAGACTCTTGAAATATTCTTTTAACTTTGAAAAGTTTGTAGAAAGAGAAGAAACGATGCTATCAAGACGATTCTTTCCAGAGGTCTTTATCTTAGCTCCGCATTGCTTGATGAACGTTTTTAAATTCCACGCAGCACCCTCGGTGGCGGTTCCGAGATCAGAAAACTTCGTCTTTAACTCTTCGAGTTTGTCGCTTATTGATGCGGGAAGCTCGAATCCGGAAAATGGATTCTTAAACTCCATCGAAAAGATCGAACCAAAGGAAGATTTCAAAGAATCCGAAGAAAACAATCCGCCGAGCCAATCGCCAGCACTCCTAAATGCACTTGCTACTGGACCGGTGAGCAACCCAGAGACCTTCTCTAGCAACCATTGAGCCGATGAGAACGCTATGGCGAAGGGACCGCCAACAACATCTGCGACACTCTTTATTTTATCTCTAAAGAAATCAAATCCATGATCTTTATTAAAATTGGATAGAATTTCAGCTAAAGATTTCAGAGGAGTTAAAATAAATTTGTCTATTAGCCCGTCAAAGAATGAGATGGCGCCATTACCCGAACTGAATCGCATAAACGAATCAAACAGCCCAGATAACATATCGGAAAACGCTCTAAAGAGCCGATTCTCTGATAAAACATCAACCAGAGCCGATATGAAATCATAAACCGTCGAATACGCTTCCGAAAATATACTGCTGACTGTATCCAACAAACCGGATACGTTTCGAGAAACAGAGTCTACGATTCTCCTAATTATCGTAGTAAGTCCGGTCTCAAGTTCTATGAGTTTTGGAATAACTCTGGATATGAAGAAAACGCTTACGATTTTGATTAAATCACGAAGGGGTTCGGAAAAAGTCCAAATCGCCTTCGCTGCTGAGAATAAAATTCGAGCAAAGCTGCCAATAACACCAACGATGTTTTCAAAAATCTTTCGAACGTTTTCGCCAACGGAAATTAAATCGAACAGGCCGCTAGTCTGAATACCAAACAAATCGCCCCTGGTTAAACTCGATTTGCCAGACTTAAATTCATCCCACAAATCTTTAAAATGCGTAACTTTATACGCCATATCAGAGAAACTATTAACAGCTTCATCCGTAGCTACGTGAATTTTATTAAACCACTCGGCAACAGGAGCGAGCAAATCATTTACCGACAGCAGAGTTGATTTAACACCAAAGAAACCGTTTAAAAATAATCCTATATACCCAATGGCCAGTCGAACACCATTTCCTATAATTCCGAAAATGCTATGCGCTATAACAAATACCGATTGGAAAGTATCATGCAGCTTATTCATAACATCTTCGCCAATTACCAGGCGTTGCGTAAACAAAGCAAAGTTCTCGGTTAATACCGCAAGCTGTTCTCCACTAAAAGAAAACACTTCGGAAAAGGCATCACGAAGCGGAACGAAAATCCTTGTCAGACCTTCAAACACATTAGCAAATGCGCCAATTAAAGCATCTCGTCCACCTTTATCGGCCCAGTCCTTAAAGAAAGCATTCCTAGCATTTGCGGATGCACTAATAATTCCGTCGAATGTCTTACTTAAAGTAGTAAATAACTCGGTTGCTTGGTCGAAGTCGCCTACGATAAGCTCCCACGTCTTCGCCCAGCCGGAACCAATCGCCTCCTCAACGGTTTCCATCAACTGCTGAAAAGTTCGTACCTCTCGGGCGGAGTCGTCAGCGGCGTTTGCTATCCCGATAAGCTTCTTAGCGACATCCTCGCTGTAGCCCATGGCGGAAAGCTCTTTCATACGCTGAGCCATGCCGTCTTCCTCGTCGGCAAAATCTCGCGTACTCATGGTTGCGACCTGAAGAGCCTGACCCATGACGTCAGCGGTAAGCCAACCCTCGGTCAGGGAGGCGTTGAAGCTTCCTTGCTTCTTGATCGCTTGGTCTACCGGCATGTCCATTGCACGAGCGGTTTCGATTAGAATATCTTTAAACGCTGCCGTATCGATGGAGGCGTTCTGAATGGATCGCCAGTCCTGTAACTTCACAACTCCTGTAGCCATTGCCTGGCTGAGCTGATACATGCCTCGAGCGGTTTCTTGCGAACCAGCGCCAGCAAGGGCCGCCATGTTCGAGAAACCTTTAATGGCGTTGGTTGATGTCTTGACATCAAGTCCAGCTGCCGTAAATCGGCCAATGTTGTTAGTCATCTCAGAGAACGAATAAATAGTCTTATCGGCATAAGTATTCAGTTCGTCGAGATTCTCTTTAATTACCGACATTTCTTCGCCGGAGTTAGCGCTGATTGTCTGGATGGACTTCATCTGCATCTGATACTCGCCGAAGCCATCTCTAGCGCCCTTAGTGAGATTGTTGCCTAGGTCTCTGAGAAGTTTCATTCCCAAATTAGCAACTTCCTCACCAAGTCGACGAAGAGCGCCTATTCCAACTTGTTCTAGTGCAGAAAATCCGCCCTTAACCGAGTCTAAGGAACTCGATACTCCATTCGTATCGAAACCAGACAACGACTTCTTTAGATTTTCAACTCCGGACTCAGCACCATCAAACTTAAGAGTATCCTTAAGCTTGTCTAAGATGTCAATAGCCTTGGTGGCTCCAGCCTCAAACTCACTATTGTCAAATTTCATCGAGACAATACGCTCGTCGATATTACTCACAGAGATGTCACCACCTTCCAGACGGCATCGGCCGCTTCAGCGAATAGATCTTCCATCAAAGGTTCCACAAAATCATTAGGCGGAACATATCCGCCGTTTCTAGTGCCGTGTCCTTTTATAATAAGGATTACGACAGGAGTTTTCTCATCATTGGCCAAACTAGAATTATACCAAGCAAGAGATATACTATCTTGCGTTAATGTCGTTTCATAACTCCAAGAAGATGCTGTTTTTCCAGTTTTTACAGGAGTATTCGAAGAAAGTATCTCGACACCCTTTGCTCCATACTTATTAAGGATGTGCTGAATTCTAAATTCTCGAATACGCTCAAGAAACTTGTATGTCTTCTTAAATTCTCCAGAGGATTCAAAGGAGATTATTTTCCCCATAAAAGCATCAACCCTTTGTCCGGTATCGAGCTCGCCTTGCGTTATTTATTGCTCGATTCTGCTTAGCAATAGCAGACCTGCTCATCTTCTTTGGATTCGGATCGTTCTTAATTGCGCATACCTCAATAAGTGTTATTAGGCGATTTATGTGCCACTTTTCAAACTCAACAGGTATATTCTGCGCAATCATGTAATAATATATAACTTCGCTAGTGAGAACCTCTTTACGACCACCACGTTTGTTGAATCGATTTATTGTGGTTGCTGTCATGGGGTCTTTTATGTATCTAGAAATATCATCAATATTTTCATTCGAAAGAGACCTGTAAACCAGTGGATCAACATTTGCTGGGGTAACCGTCATGCACCTCAAATAATCCAAGGTTTCTTCTGTCGTCTTCTCGACATCATCGGAAAGATATGGTTTCTTCCACCTTGCTTCCCATTTTGAAATGGAGATTAAAGAGTGCTCCATAACCAGAGTCTGCTCTTTTATCTCGACAAATTCCTCTTTAGATTCGTCGTAAAATTCTCGTGCAGGCACTGTGATACGGAGCACTCTAATCACCTCTTAAGCAAGACTCATATGATTCTCAAGAGCAGGCTTATTGTCAGCAGGAACCTTAGGCATAACGCCCTCGATAAACTTGGTCATCTTATCGGGGTCTGCAATGAGCTCCATATACAGCTCAACATATGCCTCACTCTGCTCAAACGCCTCAGCGAGCTCCTTAGACTTGACAAAACGGCGACCATCCGCCGACTTCTCGCCATAAGACTTGAGAATGATACGCTTATACTCTTCGCCAAGTTTATGGCCGTCGCGCTGGTCTACCATACGCTGAAGATACTCAGCATAAGCGCCATTCGCATCGAGGTTCATCCCCATAACCTCGGCCTTGTTGAGATTGAAATAGAAGTCCTCAGTATGAGTCTCGTCATTGTAATCGGTGTAGGTAATGGGCCACTTAATCATTGTTTTGCCTTTCTCTTAAAGAATCACAACTTTTTCTTCGTTATTATTAACTTTCACATAAGTATCGACGTACACTTCAAGCTTATCGCCATTGAAAGTAAGTTCATAATACCTATGGTCTGGCCTAATGGTCGAAATTAAACACTTGGCGTTGCCAAGAACATACGAAAACCATACGCAATAAACGTCTGGTTTTGTAATAATAGGAACGTCGGCATCTGCGATGTTCTCATTAAACCAATCAACGAAGTACCGAATAAACCCTTCGGCGCTTATGTCGAATGTTGTCATAAAAGCCCTTTCTCTCTAAAAATTGAATGGTGGGCCCGATGGGAATCGAACCCATGACCTTGGGATTAAAAGTCCCCTGCTCTAACCTGCTGAGCTACAGGCCCGTATGGTGGCCGCAATAGGATTCGAACCTATGACCAATCGGTTATGAGCCGACTGCACTAACCGCTATGCTATACGGCCGAATATAATGGTAGGGGTGGAGGGACTCGAACCCTCACGACCAAAGTCGAGAGATTTTAAGTCTCCTGCGTCTGCCATTCCGCCACACCCCCAAAAATTGCTGATCTGCCCACACCAGCCGGAGAGCCGCCCTCTGTCTCTCACCCTCTCAGCGTTCTCGCAAGAACCCCGAGGTGTACCATATGTAAAGAACGAGAAACCCCACCGAATCCAGTTCGTGGCTTTTTCCTGAGTCCTGACCGGTCGAAAAAGCCTCCCACTAAAAATTACTTGCTATTTTGATTAGGCAGCAAGAGCGGCCTCAACGGTAGTGATGGTGCCGTCAAGAATCTTCTCAACGACCTCGGGAAGAGGCAGGGTGGGAACGGTGCCCGTTGCCTGACCCTCGCCGTCGGTGCCAAAAAGAACCGACTCGAGCAGAGCGAGCTTCGTCTTCTCATCCTGAGACTCAAAGTCGGTAGAAGGAATGGTGATCTGAGAAGTCGGCTCATAGCCGGGAACCTGAACAGGCGTGGTGCTGAGCTCCCAAGAGAACGTGATGGCCTCGGGGGAGTCATTGATGGTGGCATAACCACGCTCGGACGGTGCAGCACGGCAACCATAAATCAGATGAAGCTTATAGCCATACTCGTCACCAGCAACGTCGTTACCAATCTTGGTACGATAGCACAGACCAAAGCCCTTACGAGTCTGCTGACCGATGCGCATACCCTTGGTCGGGGTAGCAAAGCCGTCGTTCTGCTCAAACTCGTCGGGGTAGGTGAACGCCTCGATGGTGGCGCCAAACTCCTCGGCGGAGTACAGCGTCAGGTAGTTCATGTTGTCGGCATACTGCTTCTGAGCCTCAGCGCCAGAAGGAGACTCGGAAACGTTGGTCAGACCGTTCCAAGCAACGCCGTCGGAATACTTACCGGCATTGGTGACCTGGTACAGAACACCGTGGTCAACGCCAGTCTCATAACGATGCTCACCAATGGCATCCCAAACTAACTTAGACATTCTGAATCCTTTCTGTCAGAATAAGCCTATATGCGAAATGATGAAGATTGTCCGAAACATAATGCCTATCGAAATCACAATAGTCAATCGCGTCTAACGCGGAAAGAGTTTCATCAGGCATCGCATGCTTTGTGATGAGAGTAACCGAGTACCTATCACGAATTAAATACGCTTGATTATTCGCATGGTATTTCAT